GTGCTCTTCCGATCTTTGAACCATTTGAAAGTTCAATAATTTTGTCTTTTAGGTTATCACGTGCAACTTCTAAGTCAAAGTGTTTGATTAATTTACGTTGCAGTTCAAAAGATATTGAACTTAAATTATAGTTAGGCGAAATAATTAACACATTCGACCCAGGTACTAGTGTGACTAATTGACCAATAATATTGGCTATGTAGGTTTTGCCTAGTCTGCGAGCCAGTGCGGCGCAAACAAAACGATACTTGGGATCGTTGATGGCATTGATTAGTGCAATCTGTGGGCGATTGATTGTATCGTAGATGTTTAGTAATTTAAGATAATTGTTAATGGGTAGCTTAATAAACCGCTGTTGAGGGTCGAACTCAACAATAGCATCTACATTAACTTCGGGGCGACTGACAATTAACATTAATACTTTCCTGATGCAAGTACAATCTTGCATATATGTTCTAGGCGTTCAATGTGTTCGTAAGCACGCCAAGGTGTTGTATCTACCGCAACAACGCCGTGACCTTTTATGCCTACAATATCAAAATTAATAACCCCAGACTTACGTAATCCTAAGTTTTCATGGCATGCAGTTGCAAGTTCTTGCGATATAGGAGGCACGTCACCAACATTAGGAGCTACTTTGGTATAGCGGTTTAGTTCTGGAAAACTATCTGAAATTGTTGATAAATCAATGTCAGCATGCATAGCTGCAATGCAATAGGTAGGATGCACGTGTACAACCACACGTGTATCACCTACGATCTCACGCTGTAGTCCAAAGTGCAGTGGAAGTTCTCCTGAGGGCTTTAGCTTTGCACTAATATCAGTATAAGGCAACTCATCGTGGCCGTACCATAGTTCTGGTGGTTGACCAAAGTATCCGCTAATTATCTTGATCTTTTTAAACTGATCTGGCTGCAGTGTTTGTTTACGCACTCCCGATGGCGTAATATAAAAGTGATCACGGTCTTGATGCCGTACCGAACAGTTACCGTCGCGACTAGTAATCCAGTTACGATTATAAGCGTCCGTCATAATATCACATATTGTTTCTAACATCCATGTCCTTTATTAGTATAAATCCTAGCCGGTCTTGGCAAGGGCTCGCATAAAACTCATCACGCCATACAGGTACAATGGTTGTGGCAGTGTGGTTTGCAAAATCGTCGTTGTAACGAAAGTGCACTTCAATAATCTTGTCACCAATTACTTCAACATTAAAGTGTGGATAACGATCAGCTATGTTTTGTAGTACTAGTGGCAGTGTAAATGTTTCGCTAACACGAGTCCAGTGTGAAAACCTGTCAAGTCGAGTGCTATTACGAAAACCTTCAACGGCTAACACTTGCACACCATAACTGTAGTCAAAGCTTAAATGTCGGCCTGAAAACACTTCACACCAAAAATACCCGTTGGGAATAGAATCCGAATCCAAATATTCGATAGTGGCTCCAACACCCATCATTTTTAAGTTCATTATAGGGCGTACTATGTAGTTACCAGGTTTGGGAGCTATTCCTGCAGGGCCGCAGTAGTAACCAAGTTGACGTGCTAAAATTAGTTTATCCACACACCAAAGGTCTTGTGGATCGATCAAGTCAAATACGTCACAATCGTTAACTTGTAACAACATTTTAACTCCAATACTTTGAAGAGTCTAAGTTATCCCAGTAGGCTTGGTTATTGCGATTCCAAAAGTTCACAATCAAGTATTTGGTCATGCCAAAATACCCCATCTTGCGAAATCTACGTGAATCTTGTCCAAAGTAGTGGTTTAAAAGTTTAAACTTACCGGTACTATATTTTCTAGACAAGAAAAAGTCTTCTGAAGTTGCAAACTGTTCTGGAAAACCACCAAGCTCAACAAACTTGTCTCGGCGTGTTAACATAAACGCACCTACTGCAAATGGACTAAAGTATTTTAGTATGTGGTTTATAGTATTAAATATTGCGAAACCAATTTGTGCTCGCCGATCACCATCATAACACTTAACATTTAATCCAACTAAATCCAAGTTTTTGGAGTCAATTGTACGTACAGCATCCCAAATAACTCCAGGCTCAAAGAATCTTACATCAGCGTCTATGAATAGTATATAAGGAGTAGTTGCTAAATCTGCACCACGATTTCTGGCAATGCTTACAGGACCGCCCAAAATAATTTCTATGTTTAATCCATAACTATTTGCTAAAATAACTTCGCGTGTTCTATCAGTTGAACAATCTGCGATAACAATCTTGGTGTCGCCAATGTCTTGATTGCGTAGTGCAGTTAACAAGTGTTGGATGTAGTTTTCTTCATTTTTTGAGGGAACTACAATGGTGATTTTATCGCTGAGTTTCATGTGTGGCTTTCTGTTGTGTCCAGGTAACTATTTCCCAGCGTCCGTCTTGATGTTCTACTAGTGCTGTACACGATTCTACCCAGTCGCCGTCGTTCATGTACGCAACGCCATCCACAGTTTTGATTTCTGCGTGATGTATGTGTCCACAAATAACACCGTCGTATCCACGCTTTTTACAATAAGCTGCTAGATTCTGTTCAAACTTAAATACAAAGTCAACTGCGGTTTTAACGCGGGATTTTAAATACTGCGACAAACTCCAGTACCCAAAGCCAAGTTTATGCCTGAGCCAATTAAAACGGGTGTTTAAACCAAGTACAAAATCATAGGCTTTGTCGCCTAAGAAGCTTAGCCAAGGCGCTAATGAGGTAATACCGTCAAATAAGTCGCCGTGTGTGACTAAGTAACGTCGACCGTCTATGCCTGTATGCGTAGCTTGATTGGCAATTTCAATATTGCCAAAACCAATATCATAAGGCATTAGTGGTCGTAAAAATTCGTCGTGGTTGCCTGCGATATAAACAACACGTGTACCACGTTTGGCATAAGTTAATACTCGGCGCACTACATTAGTATGTGACTGCTGCCAACGCCAGCGATTCTGCTGAATCTTCCAAATGTCTAGTATATCACCTACTAAGTATAGTGTTTCGCAGGTATTGGATTTTAAGAAATCACATAATTTTTCGGCTTGTGAGTCGCGCGTGCCCAAGTGTACATCTGAAATAAAGATTGCACGATAGTGGGCCATTAAACACCTTCACCTGTTATTAACTTTTGTACCAGTTGTGAATATTTTGATCCGTCCAAGCCTTCGTTGATCTGAACGTTAACTTGCTTTTGTGGGCCTGTGGCTGTGCGTGCTTTTTCTAGTGCAATTTCACGATCCATTAAGTCCATTGACATTTTATGCGACATTTGTAGCAATTCAGCAATGTCCTTTGTGCTTCCAGTTTGCGATTCTTCTAATTCTTGAAACTTTTGTTTGATTAGTGCGTCCATGGCACGTCGCATTAAAAATCGGTTGTTGTAGCCTGAATCAAAAAACACCGAGTCAATATAGCTTTTAACTTCACGTCTGGCTAATAAGTTAGTAACGACTTCAGGGTCTAGATCTAGTTCTTGGGCTACTGCACGGGCGTCATTAAGCTGGAGGTAGGCATTTGCTACTTCCAGTGCTTCCGGAGAGATTCGTACGGTTTCGGCAGGTAGATGAGTTGTCATGGTATAGTCCTTTAGTGTTGATTATACCAGTTTAGGGGGTTGGTGGCAAGTGTGGATTTTGGCACCTTAGGGTGTTTGGAAATTTTTCTTATAATGGCCGTGTCGGGGGGCGGTGTAGTATATGGGTTATTATAGTCTAATAACCGCCCCTAGTCAATAGGGGTAAACACCTATGTTGTATTTATGCTAATGAGAACTTTTGTTTTCTATTTTGATTTGACAATTTGGTCGGACTTCTCTATAATAGAGGGTAAGAAAAGAGAAAAGGATTATACAGAAACAAAAGGTTACATAGGGAAAACCCCTAGAAAATAGTTGAAAAAACTGTTGACAAAGCCTAAAAATCCTGTATAATAGGACACATAGATTAAAAGGAATTCAGATGTTATACACTAAACAATTAAACCTAAACTTAGACGACCTACCTTTTGAAGGTAGCTATACAGTTATCAGTCCCGAATACAAAGATGAATTCGGTAATACTGTTACACACATTGCCAAGTACTTGGCAAAATTAGGATTGAAAGAAGTTACTAATCATGAATAAAATTTTTAAAGAATTGTTGCAAGCAACATTGTTTGTTGCAATAACCTTTTCACCATTGTGGATATGGCTTGCAATGATGAAGCCATTGTGATATAATTTAATTTTTAAAGGAAAACTGATATGACTACCAAAACTGTAAACTACACACAAGATCAAACAGAAAAAATGATTGCCCAATATCAATCGGGCATGACTGTTGAAGCCATTGCCGATTCACTTGGCAAAACTGTTCGTTCTGTTGTTGCTAAACTTTCCAGAGAAAAAGTTTATGTAGCAAAAGCCTACAAAACAAAATCAGGCGAGACACCTATTAAAAAGGATGTTCATGCCGATTTTATTGGTAATGCATTAGGCTTGACCGAAGCAGATACCGAATCACTAACCAAAGCAAACAAAATTGCTTTGATGAAAATTGCCGACTTTATTAGATCTGAAAAGACCTTGTAAACTATAGGGGCTTTTGCCCCTACTATTGACAATCACTAAAAACCCTGTATAATAAGACACACTATGACACAATACATTAAAATGCAAGACTTCTTAAACGAAGCAATCACTAACAAAATCCCATTTACTTATTGCTCAATTGTAGATGGTAAGATGAAACCAGTTATGGTATTTAACCCATTTATGAAAGTAAATTATGATTGAAACTATTTTATATTTATTAGGCTTTGCTGTATTTGTTGGAATTAAATTTGCACTTTTAATTTGGGTTTTCAAATGATTAAATCAGATAAGCTAAGGTTATTTCAGTTAATACTACAAGATGAGTTTAAACTAAAACATAGGATTAACTTTGCAAAAACCAAGGTTTTGCGATTTGATGGTGATTCATGCATGGGAATGTATGAAGGCACTAAGATATCAGATAAAAAGATAAACCATAAAATCAGGCTTGCTACATCAGAAATAAAATCAGATCGTGATTTATTTTCTACACTTGCACATGAGTATGTTCATGCATGGCAAATGGAAAATGACAATGATTTGGGACACGATACAGAATCAGGTTTCACCCAATGGCGAAATTATTTTTGCCAAAATTATGCAGTTGATATTGTTTCTTTTTGAATACTCAGGTATTACAAAATCCTCCGCTCCGCGGAGAATTGGGCGCGTTAATACTTTTGTATTCAAAATTTTTGAATACCAAGGTTTGCAGGCGCCAATTATACCCTATCCTGACTGGCTTGTCAATAGGGGTAAACACCTAGAAAATAATTGAAAAAAGTGTTGACAAACCCTAAAAAGCGTGTATAATGGGACACATGAAAACAAAAGACCAAGATTGACAATAACCCTACACTTGACAAGGTTATTGACTTCGTGGTATAATCAGACATAATTTAAAGGAAATAGAAAATGGCTAAAATTAAAAAGGTTTCAATTTACGACATGGATGGAACAATCGTTTGTTCTTTGCATCGTTACCGCACTATTATTGACGATAATGGTGAAAGAATTGATTTAAACTATTGGAGAGAAAATCAAGATTTGGCATTAAATGATTCATTATTGCCATTAGCCGAACAATATAAAAAGGATTTAAAAGATGAATCGTGTTATGTCATTATTGCTACTGCCCGTGTTCTTAATACCCCTGATTACACATTTATTAACGAGATATTGGGTGAGCCTGATTATATTATTTCAAGACCTGAGAATTCTAATATCTCAGGTGCTACATTAAAGATTAATGGTTTAGCTAAATTCTTTAATTTGATTACATTTAAAGATGCTGAATTTACATTTTATGAAGATAATGTTTCATATTTAAAAGCAGTTTGTGACAGATTTAATATTCGAGGTGTATATGTACCAAGTAAACAAGGACATTAATTATTTTAATAATCGAGATTTTCAAATGGGATATGATGCCCATTCTCTAGGCGAATATCTAGATAAAACAAAATCTCAAGAATGGCAAATGGGTTGGCACGAATGGGAAAATGACATGACCAGAAGTGAAAACCAAAGTTACTATTAACCCTACACTTGACAAGGCTTTTGCTTTGTGGTATAATCAAAACTTAATCAGAAATAAATAAACAAATGGCTAAAAAACAATTCTTTGCGATTATCGACACCGAAACAACTATTAATGATACTGTTGCAGATTTTGCTTGCATTATCGTTGATCGTCAGGGTATTATCCATAATCAATGTGCCGTAATGGTAAAAGGTCATTATGATTCAATGGAATTATTCCACGATAAAGCCGCAAATGATATTTGGGGTTATGAAGGATTATCTAAACGCAAAAAACAATATGTTGCATTATTAGATAATGGCACTAGAATGTTGGCTTCTGTTAATGCTATTAATCGTTGGATTAATCAAGCCATTGGCAAATATAATCCTACATTAACTGCATATAATATGGCTTTTGATTATTCTAAATGTGCTAATACAGGTATTGATTTATCGGTATTCAATAATCGTTTTTGTTTATGGCAAGCCAGTATTGGTAATATCTGTAATCGCAAAGCATTTAAACAATTTGCATTAGATAATCACCAATTTAATAAACCTACTGCAAATGGCAATATGACATTTAAAACAACAGCAGAAACTGTTTGTGGCTTTATTAATAATCAAATGATTATCGAGCCTCATACTGCATTAGAAGATGCACGAGATTTTGAATTACCAATATTAACTCATATTCTCAAAAAGCGTAATTGGCAAGATAATATCAAGCCTTATGACTGGAAAAACTTTCAAACTAAAGATCACTTTAAGGCAATAAAATAATATGGAAACAATAGGTTGGATTGGTAGCATTTTATTAGCATTTTGTGGATTACCACAGGCAATAGAATCGTATAAAACAAAATCCTCTGAGGGATTAACTTGGGGATTTATTGGTATGTGGTTTGTTGGCGAGATATTAACTATAATATATATTCTGCCTCAAATGGTTTTGCCATTATTATTTAACTATACTGCAAATGTAGTATTTTTGTCGATTATTATTTATTATAAAATTAATCCCAAAAAATAATAGCCCCAAGTAAGTGAGTACTCACTTCGGGGCGCCGAAGTCCGCGGGTACTACTTTTGTATTCAAATTTTTCCGCAAACCAAAGTATTACAAGGTGGGCGCGCCAAAATTATAGCACAGTCCGCCGCATTTGTCAATAGGGGTAAACCCCTATGTTGTATTTTAGCGAATGAGAACTTTTGTTTTCAAAAAAGATTTGACAACTCTTGGGAATTTTGCGATAATATAGGCTAGAAAAGAGAAAAGGAATAGCAGATAAAAAGAAACAAAAGTCTACATAGGGTAAACACCTAGAAAATAGTTGCAAAAAACCCTTGACAAGACCTAAAAACCTGCTATAATAGAAACATGAAAAAGACAGAGTTATTAACAATTTTACAAAATCAGACAAATCTGATTTGGGATAATCTTTGCGAATTATATTCACCATTAACTTCATTTAATCCACCGATTATTGAATTAAATGGTAGATTATATAGAACGGCAGGTAGATGCCATCAAGAAGATAATGTTATTCAATTAGGCACTAAATTCTTTAATCATTCTATCGAATATCGTGATATAATGACAGATATTATTTTGCCTCATGAGATTATTCATCAAGCCGATTATAATCTTTTTGGATTATCAGAAGCAAAATGTGGTCATGGTATTAAATGGCAAGAGATAATGGTTAATTATGGATTAGAGCCTAATCCATATCATTCAATGGAGATTACACGATGATTTTTAATATGATTAAATTACTTAATATTGTTTCATGGATTGGAACAATATCCAGTATTATTGGAGCATTTATTGTTGCTTCTAAACTGTTTTTACTAGGATATTGTTTCTTTATTATAGGATCATTATCTTGGCTTTTGGTTGGATATTATCGAAAAGATAAATCATTAATTGTTCTTAATGGTACATTCTTTTTGGCTAATATCCTTGGATTATATAACGCATTTTAAATTAGGAGAATATTATGAATGCAAAAACTGTAAATTATACCCCTGAGCAAACTCAGAAAATCATTAACGATTATCAAAACGGAGTATCCGTTGAGATTATCGCAGATAATCTTGGTAAAACTGTTCGGAGTATTGTCGCTAAATTATCTCGTGAAAAGGTTTATATTAAAAAAGAATATAAATCAAAAACTGGAGAAACTCCAGTTAAAAAAGATATTCATGCAGATGCTATTGGAGCGATTTTGCGATTACCCGAAAATGATATTGAATCATTAACTAAGGCTAATAAAAACGCATTAAAAGCGATTTTCGAAGCATTAGCAAATAGCAAGCCTATTTGATTAACTGCCGATTATCCCAGATAATGGGATAATCGGTTTTTTATTATCTTTTTGCGAAGTGAGTACTCACTTCGGCGCCAATACTCCGCGGGGCATTTTCTCCGCGCTCCGCGGACTCCCCGCCAGTACTACTTTTGTACTAGTTTTTTTCGGTTTTGTGTACTTTTTTACCCATAAAAATTGCCTGCAATTTGCTGCGCCAGTGGTAATCCTTGTCAAGTGCAAAAACTTGAGCTGCTCGTGCGCCCATTATACAGTGGTAAACCTTATCTTGTCAAGTGTATTTTCAGCGGCGGCGCTGTCAAGTGCAAAAACTTAGTCTTGGAGAAATTTTCAAAAAGTTTTATAATTTCTTTATGAAATCAAGAAAGGCTCTGAGATGACAGAACAAGAATTTTATGCACAAATTCAGGAAGATTACTTTCAAGAATTTGCAGGCTCAGAACTATCGGAAATTTTCATAGTTACCGATGTACACGACGAATTTTTTGAATTTGACGATGTTCCATTTTAACTGTATAATAATATCTTTAACAGCGCAGAAACCATTTGAAAGGACATATGATGACTGACAAACCCGTGAACTATACACCTGAGCAAACTGCTCAGCTCGTTGCCAACTACAAAGCTGGTGCTACTGTTGAAGCATTGGCAACAATGTTCGGCAAGACCACTCGCTCAGTAGTTGCAAAACTCTCTCGTGAGGGAGTTTACCAAGCCAAGTCAAAGACCTCTGGCACAGCTCGTGTTAAGAAGTCCGAGCTGGTTGATCGTATCGCCTCTTTGTGCGGTGCATCTTCAGAATCTTTTGATAGCCTCGAAAAGGCTAATCATGAGGTACTGGAAGCAATCCTCGCAAACTTGCGTTGATTGTGGCGGTTGAGGGTCAAAAAATATTGACTTGATCCTCAACCTCATTTACTGTATAATAATATCTTAGACAGTCGGGAAGGGCTTAATGAATACCACAGCAATGTGGTGCCCGCAAGCAAATGAATCTCACCTCAACCTACCAACTTATCAATAGTCTGTTTTGTGAGTAGTCTGGTTGCAACGAGTGTCTAATTTTTTACTTGATATAGTGTGCTAAATACTGTATAATTATTATATAAACTTAGTAGGGTGACAGCGGAATCGGGATATATCCGATATGCGTCTTAATTGTGGGGAATAAATTACCCGAGCCACAGCCCGTAGTTAATTTATAAATTAGTGTTCAATGAGCATTAATTTATGGGTTAACCAAGACCAGCTCTATACATAACTGGATAAGTTATTAATTGCGACTGAAGGACTTAAGTTGCAGCCCATTTCGTTTTAACCCTCTGATGAGCACATGAAAGTTGTGCGAAACCCAAGGCTTCACTGCACGGTCATTGAGACTTCAATACTCATAACCTGCTGTACCTTAGGGTCAGGACAAATCCCCTAGCGTGTACCACTTGTTGGTGTTAGGAAAGTAGTAGTCCTAGGGAGCCGACCCTATATCCCATGCCGCTAGCCCGTAAGGCTTCACTGGTTTAGAGGTGACATAAAATAGGAACCTCAAGGAGAAAGAACTCCTTTAACAAATACAGCTATCTTCTAACCAAGAACAGGCTTAGTTGCCTGTAATGTGAGTATGGAATCTCACTGGCGAGTATATTCGAAGGGCGCTTCAGCTTATACTTAAAGACGCACATCGACCCTAAACCGTAGAGTCGTAAAATATTATTCGGTCGACCCTAAACCGTAGAAGTCGTAAAACTCAATAACGGTCGCCCCGTAAGGCGTAAAAGCATCAACCAGTTAGTCACGGATACTCTGCATACCCAGTCGAGACGCTTCGCGTTGAGTAGAAAGGTTGACAGAGCCGAAACGTGCAACACTCACCTAAACAACATCGCAACGGATTCATCACCAGCGGATGTACACAACAAAGGTTGCAGTTTAGGGTCAGGCGGTGGTGATTCCCTTAATAGTCCTGCTAGAGCAAAAAAGACAAACCTACTGCAGTAGTAAATGCTTTCAAAAGCCCCAAGATTCGTTCTGGGGCTTTTGTTTTGCCCGCAGCAAGCTACGCCAACCTGCAAGTGCAAAACTTTGATGCTTGTGCGCCATTATACTAGTGTGAACTCAATTTGTCAAGTGCGTTTTCTTGACTGTTCTGACCCTAAACTGCAACAATCGTGTCAGTTTGGAGCACCCCGTACACACACGCAAAAAAGCCCGCTTAAAGCAATTTAAGCGGGCTTTTGTTTTTGTTAGGCTGATTTGCCCAATTTAGGGTCAAACTTCTGCAAATAAGTGCGATTTTAGCTTGAGATTGCTGGGAATATCGGGTTGGTGCAGTTTAGGGTCAGAAGCGGCAAGTTTGTTCTCAATTAGCTTGAGTACAGTTTTATTTACCTTCTCCAAGCTTTCTAGCAGCTCTTCATCCACGTCCAGCAACTCAGCAATGCGTTCGATGTGCTCCGATTTTTTAACTGGAACCTCACCACGCTTGTTGACATACGATTTTTTGGTGTACACGCCCAGAGAGCTTAATTTAGCAATAACAGACCGTTCAGGTACATCGAGAGTTGCTGCAATTGCAGCAACGGCGATTCCTGCCTTGTAGTCTGAGATCAATTTATCTGTTATTTCTTTTGTATATTTCATAATTCCCAAGGCAGCATTGAGGCTGTCTGCTTAAGTAAAGGTTTGTCGTGAATGATAGGAGCAAAGAGTTGTTCTGAAACTAAGGGAGCAGGAATGTGATCCCAGTTTTCGGGGGATAAAACCATAAATTTGGTTCTGTTAGTTGGGTGAGCGCACCAGATTTGAGCTAACATTGTTTGTGCTAATTCTGGTAAACCACCAATTTTTGTGGAATTGATACCTGTTAATCTATATGTTGTAGCAGGGTTTCTTGTAGTTCCTGCTTTTTGTCCTGTTTTAAACACTAGCCCCATTTCGCGAATTTCTAACAATTCTTCGCGAGTCACTTCAGGTACTTCACACAACATTGCACTACATAAACTTTGGTTGACAGCCCAAGGTAGTGTAGACCTATCCCACTTGGAGTAAGGAATAGAGTGCAGTAATTTAAAGGCATAAAGCATTAGTGGCACTAAACTACAATAGTTTCTGCCATCACCTTTATATTGTGTTTTTAAATAGCTACTGCGAGCATCTAGCATCAAAAAGTAGTAAAGACCTTTATCCCAATCTTGAGAGAAGTCAAAAATTGATCTAACAGCCTTGAGTCCGTCTATCTGACCCTCAACTGTCGAAACTTCACGAAACCATTGCGAACTATAGCCTCTGGCAATCCATCTGATAATTTCAGGCATTGTGTAAAGCTGTAATGTAGTATCCAACCCATACTGTGGAATAAATTCTTCTACTAGAGTTCGTTGTCTAGTGACCCTGGCAATCTCCAATCGATCCAGTTTTGGAGCTGTAACCTGATCTGCAAAGCTTGTTTCGCTAGGAGCTTCATGACTATCAGTCCAGGCCTGCTCTAGCTTGGAAACTTCTAGACTAAACTTGTCGTCTAGTATTTGTTGTTGAGTAGCAAGGGCTAAAGCCACCGAGTCCTCACAGAGTCGGAAAGCCTTGTCAAATGGAACGGAATGAAGATCCCGTGTAATTGTTCGTGTTTGATATCGCATAGGTAAAAACCTCACTTTATAAGTGTTAAAAAACAAAATAGTTGCATTAGCAACAAAAAATAATAGTCCTCAATGAACAGTGTTATCTATGTGTGCACTTGCTCTTTGACCCTAAACCGCAGTAAATCGTCGTAATAGTTGCAGTCTGCACTATAACTCCTCATGGGGTTGGGTCAGTGCAAGCACACCAGATTTGTCTTCTCTAGAAGATCTATACATATATTATAACACAAAATTTTTAAAAGTCAACATGTATTTTTATCACTGCTTCTTGTCGGCATTGTAAAATTTTTTCTTTGTGTGGATTTTGTAATCAACTTTTACATTTTTTGTAAATATAAGTAATTATACCACTTGCACGATGTTTTGACAAGTATTTTCAATATCTTGCCCGATAACTGTATGTGTTTGAATTGTGTGTGGTTATTTATATTAGGACGCAGTTAAACTACTAACTTATGTGTCTTGTGGAGGATGTTTTGTTGGTGTGGAACTAAGTCAAGATACTTGCAGTACTCAAGAGCTGCGAGAATTGCAAGAAAATCTTCTAATTCGTTGGCTAAGTCTTCTTTGTTAGTGGTTGTTCTGTCAGGATGCTTTTGATTTTCACCAAAGCGTCTGATTTTATTAACTGCTTGAATTACCTCAGCTGCTTCTTCCTGCAGCTTGTCGAGCAAAAAGTTAACCTGTGCTTGACGCAGGCTTGTGGGTGGCAGTTGTGGTGTGGCTGCTTGCACTTCTTGTGTTGGTGACTTAAGTGCTTGATAAGCAGGAATTGAGTAGTTAGTTGTTTGGGGTTGCATCTTGGATGTTTTCTATAATTAAGTTGTAAACTGAACGAAAGCAATCAGCTCGCTGTGTGATTGCTACTTGTTCGTCAAATGTGGTATAAGCACTAGTAACGGGCGTTTGCTTGATCTGCCAACAAGCTTCTGTTAGTACTAAGTTTGTGTAGTGTACTATGTTAACAGTATTACTTTTAGTAGTAGCTTGTTTGAGTAAGTCTTGGATATTCATGAGTTGATCGTTTCAAAAGGACTAAGCTCTTCATCTGCCCAAGTTATCTTAGGATTGTGTTGTTCGTATGCCACAACCAAGTTGTCCAGCGACCATACACTCATGGTTTGTACAGTGCCCAACCAGTCACTAAACCTACGCCAGTCATAGCTAAGCATAGGTGGTACTGCAATCTCGTCACCATATGGCTCGTCATGGATACCACGTACATCAATACGACCACAGCTGTATTGCATAGTAATAGACTCCATGGTAAAAGCTTCACCAGCTTTGTACAACATACAGTCGTGCTCACCTACATGGTGTTTAACTTGGGTAAGGCCACGTTCTCGGTACCAGTTCAGGCTTGTTGGGCCCATCCAGTTTGTTGAGTAGCGAATCATGTTTTGCGTTCTCCAAAAATTCTGTTAATACTTGTTCAATGAACACATTGAACGTTACGTCTGCATAGTGTGCTTGCTTGAATAAAACAAGCAACTCTTCGTCTGTGAGATCTAGTGGGATCTCTACCCTGTTATCTGTCATTTTTTAACTGCCTTATGTTCAGGAGTGTTTTTATGTACTGGAGTAGGCTTTGCGTACTCAATACCATATTGTTTATGCAACCACTCAACAAACTTTAAGATTTCATCGTGTTGAAAATTGGTATGCAATCTACCTTCATTGTAAACTTCGCAAGCCAACACTACTTTGTCTAGCCATAGTTTGTTGTTCATAGTGTGATCTCCGAGGCGTGAATACATTTGTGTCCGTTCCAAGTTTGTACATAAACTCCACCAATTTGTTCGCAGACTTTATTTGTTTTAGATTGTGACCCTAAGCTGTAGCAAATTAGTGCAAGCAGTAAAACTGCAATCACACCAAATACCCAGTCCAAGTTATTGTAAATTTTATCAAGCATGGTTATCCTTTGTTTAATATAATATTATAACACAAAACAAAAGGGGACTCAACTGAATTATTTTTCAGGTGAGTCCCCTTGGGGTTACTTGCGAGGCTTTTTAGGCTTCTTGGGCTTATCAGGATTAGCTTCAGTTTCTGGTACTGTAACTGTTTCATACGTTCCTGGTTTGGGTGGTATTACTCGATTAGGTACTACAGTAGGTGGGTTGATATGCGTAATAGGTTTGTTTGGATCAGGTTTTGCCATTATGGTTTATCTTCGTGTGGAAAAGGCCAAGCTGCCTTGGGGTTTAGTGGTGTGTCAAATTCTTGAACACTCATATCACAGCTACGCTGAAAGCAAACACAGTCACGACCTTGATTGCAGTCGCCATTACAACCCACACTCTTAACTGGTGCTTGATAAGGCGGAATAGCCATAGCTGCGGCTTGCCACTTAAAAACTAAATAGCACGCAAATGCTGTTAATACAATAATAATTCCTACAGTTTCGACTGTCATGTTTAATCCCATAAATTTTCGTAATATTTACCAAATAGTTTAAAACCTCTGCTAATGCGCTTTTGCTCAACTGCTAGTGCCACATAATCGCAGTGATAAGTATGGTTTGGTCCGTGCTTCATTTGATACAGGGTAGGCTTGCCTGTGGCATCATACTCACTAGGCTCTGAACTCCAGTCCATTGTGCCTGATGAGTACTTATCTTGCCAGCTAGGGTCAAGTTTGCACTCAAAAGCAAAGATCATCTCGCCTAACACATAGTCCCAACGCTTAAAGTGGTTTGAGTCAGTTTCATGTTCCGTGGCTTTAGGCTCAGCATTAGCACGCCACAAGTGTTTGGGAACATCTGTGTCGGCAACGCTAGGAGCACCGTGTTGACTAGCTTGCAACTGTTTAAGCATTGGCAAAATAATAAGTGCTAAAGTATGATCCATTGACCAAGTATCGTACTTGTCAATACGCACATACACTTGGCGTTGGCGTTTTGATTCAACCCACTGACACACTTTGGTTAACCAATTATCACTACCATCCTTATTAGTGCCTAACCAAGTGCCAAACTCATGTACCCAGCTAGGCTTTGACTTGATGCCATGTTCATCCACCACAGGCTTTGCCCACCAACAAAGTTTTTCAGCAATTTGGTATGGCCCAATCCATGTGGGGTACTTGCCGATTATGACTTTCATAGTGGGTAACCTCGCTGTGCATCAAATGCTTGTTGTTCTGCTAAGTCGCCAACTTGGTAGCCTTGACTAGCAGCACCTGCACGAAAAGCTTCACGCATCCAGTAGTCAATTACATCAATGTTAGTTGTACCTGCAGTCATGCCATAGCACTGACGACGATTTGATCCCTGTTCAGGATACTGTTCTTCATAAAACCATTTGATAAATTCGCGGTCTAAGTTCATTTTATATCTATCCTTTCACCCAGTAGGTTGACTAAATCATCAAAACTACCACTAACTTCTAAACCATTAACTACAAGATAGCAGTTCTGGCTGCCTCGCTGACTATGAACTGATTTGATCTCACTTTCACGAAAAGCATACATAAAAGGTCTAGTTCCAGTTCTACTTTCCACAGAACTTTGTGCTTCAGTGAACACAAAAACTCGTTGGGTCATTGTGTAACTCCAAAATGTTTACGAATGAAATCACCACGAGAAGTCCCGTTTTCCATATACACATGATCTACAAGTCCAGCACACTCTTGTATAAGCAACTCAGAAAACAGTTCTAGTTTAGTTGGCATACCTTCAGGATTGTGTACTAGTAGTCCAGCTTCACGAGCAAGTTCTTTGATTCTTTGATTCATTATCTACCGCCTTTGTGTGATGAGTTAAGGTTTAGTAACAGTGATTTATCGGTAACTACAATATAGTTTGATTTAGGCATTGGCACAATAGTGTGCTTGTGCTGTTTGGCTACGCGCTCACCACATGGAAGGCAGGTGTGCCTGCCTAGTTTCCAACGAAGTGGATTTACAGTATCTGAACAACACACGCAATAAAACATAGTTTTTCCCTTAAATCAATAATATATTATACTAAAGATTTGAGTCAGAGTCAACTCTGATTTTTTCGAATTTGTTTGATTAGTTCTTCGTGCATTTTATGCATAATACTCATATACATTTGAATAGGGGCACGTTGACCAGGCAACCAGTCAGGGTTTAAGCTTAGCGCAAGTTCTTCATCAGGCGTAACTAAAATAGTTTTTAATGTATCATCATGCCAACGCAGCTTTTCATAACGAATACGAACTGTAGGCATATCTTCATTGTCTACCATACCCACAGGAATCTTTTCATCTGTAAAACCTTTGGGTTTATTAACAGCTACACGGACGGCTCCTTCCATTTCTAATCGGTCTAATAACCATAGCGGTAAGTCTATGGGAATAATTGGTTCAAAGTCTTCAGTGTAGAGTATAACTATCATGGTTTTTTCCTTATTATCCAAGCACGTCCTGGTAACATTTCCCAGAGCAGTTCATCCCCAGTTTTCCAGCCTGTGCCTTCAAGCATCTCGTCTGTAAGAGGAAGTATTAAATCTTCGCCATCTTTTTCCAGCGTAACAATCCAACGATTATTAGCACGATCTCTACTAACTTGTTTGAATTCTTGCGTCATGTTTAATCCTTGCTTTGTCTGCCCATTTCAAATGCAGTACGTAACCACAGTTCACAAAACTCGCGGCGCTCATGTTCGGTTTTTAAAAGCTCTAGGTGCTGAAAGAACCGTTCTGACCTAAAACTAAAATTTTCTAGCTCATCAAACCAATCTTCAAAAGTTTCGTAGTTTACCATACTGCTTCCTTTGCAACAAGTTTGCGATGCTGAATCCAGCCACGCAAGTTGCCTGACCATAAGTCTGAATTAGCTGAGACATGAGTAACGCCTGGTTGCCATGTATCAGGTTCAAAGCGGCACATTGAATCTACGTCCATAGGTGTAGCCTGATGTTCAATTGGTGACGCATGAACAGGATCATTTTCAATCAGTTGTTCCCAGATTTTAAACGCTTTTGTAAATCCAGGGTCATTTTTGCGGTAACTAACTTGAGCGCAGCAGCTAGCGCTAATGATCTTAGCATCCTCAAGATCAAGTCTGTTAAAGTTTTCATCAAAATACTGTAATTCACCAGTGGGTACATAAGTTGCTATTGTAATATAAGGAAGATGCCATTCACCTGGTTTTAATTGTACAGGTAAATGTGTTGTATAAGCCACAGTCATTGCTTCTGCTAGTGCCTTGATTTCAGGCTGTGCATCAGCATGATTTCGAAGGTGAAAGAAGTTTGTCCACTCTGTGCCAGAGATAACTGTTTTCATAGTCATCCAAGGTTCTGTGATACGATTAGCAATTTGTTTGTGAACGGACAATTTGTGTGCTAGTGCATCTGCCCAGTGTAGTGCATCATTTTTAGCACGATTCCATAGTTCTAAAGCTTCTGTTTTTACACCAGCACCTACCTCTTCATTGGCTTTCATGCCAGGCTGATTTTTGCCCCAATGTACTGGAGTAGCAGGATTGTCGCGAATAAACTCATGCATTGCTTTAACAGGAATAGCTCGTGAAGAGGCTGAGTTCTTTGATAACATACGATGTGTATTGAGTTCTGCTAGAATAAATCTAGGATATTCAATTTCCATAGTGGTCATGCGTACACCTTTAGGGCATACTGAATCGGCAATAACTTTAGCTGAGATTAGTTTGTGTTTCATTTATTGGGTGTGTTAAAATTGTCATTGGCACTGCTGACCAGTTGGCTACATCTGGAAACAGTGCTCTGTATTCGTATTCGGCATCTCTGTAGACTTCGACCCAAAGCTTGCCAGCACCAGCAAGTTTGAGATCGTAGTCTATTAATTTGCAAGTTTGGCGTATTTCGTGGTATTCTAGCTTTTTCATTACCAGCCTCCATCTGCATTGTGCATTACATAGTCATAAACCTTGGCATAGTCTTTGATCCAAACATCTTGTGGAGTTTCTCCACCAAATGCTTTGTTTGGAGAACTCCACCAAGTGTCTACAAGTTTTGACCCAAACATTGCTGTTAACAATACTTGGGTTCTTTGTTTAGCAACATATTCTGAAATCATACTATAATTGTTTTATATGGATCAAATCCGTTAGTACCTGGCTCGCTAGAACCATGGTAGCCGTGTGGGTTGCAGACTACACGAGTGTTGCCTAGTTCAAAGTCCATTGCATCATGTGTATGACCAAACAACCAAGTGGTGTTTTCCATATCAGCAATCCAAGACCCTAAATCGTTAGCAAAGTAGTCGTTGATTAAATCGCCACCCCGCCACTGTGGTGCAATGCACTCACGGGCTGGTAAAAAGTGTGTTACCACAACTACACGTCGAGCACCGCGCATTTCGTAGTGCAGCTTAATATAGTCTAGGTGCTTGTAGTACAAGTCATAAGCATCTCGTGTACTAAAGTTTTTAATTTGACGAAAATCATTGATTACGCGCTTACACACAGTCTGACTAATAGGATTATCCATAAAATTAGTCCACAGTGTAGCACCTACAAACAACACACCATTAATGGTAATGTTGTTTTGATTTAAAAAGAAAGCACCTTCATGTTGCACACATTTGTCAAACAT